ACACGATATCGACAGGTGGTTTCTTTATAATGCTAAGGATTCCGCCGTGGATTGCGAAGTTGATGAAGCTCAAGAAAAGGAACTGGAAGTCCTTTCAGATATTTACAAGACGGATTTAAAAGCATTCTATTATGGATATATAACCAGACTACATGGTCTATACTTTGATATGGAGAAGGTAGGATTTAAGGTAGATAATGGAGTAAGAGATTATCTTATTGCTAAGTATCAGACGTGGGCTGAACATCTGTATATTCAATTAGCAGTAGCAACTGGAAGGGAAATAAACTATAACTCTCCAAAGCAGGTAAAGGAGTTACTATATGAGCAGATGAAGATTCGTCCTATTGATAAAGACCATAGTACAAACGAAGATGTGATATCAAAGTTATTGAAAGATAAGGTGAGAGATGAATCCTACCGTTCAGTTCTATCAAATATACTGGAAATACGAAGAGTTAATAAGACTCTATCAACGTATCTCTATGCAATGCCAGATTTTGATGGGAGAATGCGAACCCAAATTAGAATTACTGGAACAGAAACGGGTCGAAGTTCAGATAGCGTATTGGACCCTCCCACTAGACCATGCAAAATTGGATTCGCTTTCAAAACAGTTACAAAGCATGGAGATATCGGGCAAGACGTTAGAAGCATCCTTATTGCTGACCCAGGATATGTTATTGTTAACATTGACCTTAGCCAAGCTGAAGCCCGCATAGTAGCTTTGTTAAGTGAAGATGATGAGTTACTGGCAGCATTCGATAAGATAGATATACACAGAAGGACAGCCTCACTTGCGTTATTTACGGGACAGCTTAATCTATCGCATGAGTTTGACCCGATTGCTGATGTTATTGGGAAGGATAGTCCTGAAAGATTTATAGGTAAAAAGGTAAGACATGCTGGCAATTATGAAATGAAGTGGAGAGAGTTCCTAAAGAATGTTATATCAGACTGTAGGAGATTCCATATTCAGTTTACAATCAGCCCGTTTTCAGCAGGACAAATACTAGATAGATTCCATGCAGCTTCACCTAAAATAGCAGGTGTATTCCATAGGGATATTAGAGATGCTATTGATACCAGCCGGGCATTAGTAAATCCCTTTGGTAGATTAAGGAGATTCTTTGATAGACCAGGACCCCAACTCTATAAAGAAGCTGATGCTTTTATACCTCAATCGACTGTTAAAGATAGACTCACTAACAGTCTATTGGAAATACGCGACAAGAAATACCCGATTAAAATGGTTAATGAGTCTCACGATTCTGGCACTTTTCTTATGCCTATTGGTGAGCATGTTGATATATGCCGTGAAATAAAACCTATTATGGAACAGCCCATTGACTTCTCCACCTGCTCCTTAAAGAGAGGGATATTAGTTATTCCTTGTGATTTCGAGGTAGGTGACAATTACAAAGACTTACAAAAGCTCAAGCTGTAGAGAAGTGTGATTATATGAGCTGGTTGGATTTACTGTTAGAAGAGACTAACTTTGTCGAAACTCCAAAACAGTGGATATACTGGAGTGGACTTGCAACTATATCTGCAATTACTTCACCTAACATTATTATCAATAAGGGGGCATATAAACTTAAGCCCAATCTTTACATACTGCTAATAGGTAGGTCAGGATTAGGTAAAGGATTCGGGCCGGCTGTAGCTAGAACATTAGTTAAGATGATTGACAATACTCGGGTTATATCTGGAAGGGGGAGCATTGAAGGTATCATTAAGGAATTGGCTATTGTTAAAGCTAGGGAAAACGGACATATACCATTTAAAGATGCAAGAGGATTTTTATGCAGCGGTGAGTTCGCATCATCACTATATGAAGCTACCCACGCCCTTACTATCCTTACTGATTTATATGATGCTCACTATAATCCAGAATGGGTTAATACACTTAAAAATTCTCCTGTTGAAAAACTACGGTTTCCCTGCCTAACTCTACTATCAGGAGCCAATCAAGAGATGTTTGATTTAACTGTAGATAAGAGTCATCTAGGTGGTGGGTTTATTGGCAGGACACTATTGATTAGGGCAGATAAAAGATTCAAAGCTAACTCAATGATATATGAAGAAGGAGAAGAAGTAGAAGAGGTAGATTATGAGAAACTAGCTGAGCATTTAAAGTTACTATCTAAACTAGAAGGGGAAATGATATGGTCAAAGCCGGCTAAGAAAGCATATAACAAATGGTTCTACGCATATAGAGATGAAGATGTTGATGACAAGACTGGAACTTACGATAGACTTAACGACCACTTAATTAAGATAGCAGCCTGTATATCTCTGAGTAGAAAAACTAATATGGTAATAGAGGAAGTAGATATTGAAGATGCTATTGTAGCCTGCTCTAGCTTGAGTAATGATGCAAGACGAACGGCTGGTATGCAAGGCAAAAGCTCTACTGCTAATGCTATTAAAGCCTTCCTAATAATTATGTTCTCAGCAGAGAACTATACACTTACTCGCAAGCAAGCTCTACAGAAAGGATTTGGAGAGTTTGACTCTTCAGAGCTAGATAGAATTGTAGAGTCTTTAAGCCAAACAGGTTTCGTTACACAACCTACAGGTGGTAAAGAAGTCAGTTATAAACTAACACCGTTGTGTATTAGCTGGTGGGAAAAGAATACAAAGGGGAAGAAGTAATGTTGGGAAGAGTTAAATCTATTAAACCCTCACTATACGGTTTCATTCTTGATGAGGCAGGAGTAGAGTATTTCTTTCACGCACAAAACTTTAGTGGTAATTGGGAGGAACTACAGTTAATGTCCCCACCTATTACCACTAAAGGTCCGGTAGTTCAGTTTACCCCAGAGCACAGTCTAAAGGGTATGCGTGCAGTTAAAGTAGAACTCATCGGCGACCTGTAAGATTATATTCATAGCTAGTCCTACTAGGTGGTTTATATTCAAATGGGTTTTTCTTATCCTTATATGCCAGAGGTAGCTCTGCAATCCTAGACATAAACTCTTCCCATCCTGCTCTACCTGTTGCTTTATTAATAGGCTGAGCAAATTGGGGAGGACCAAAGTTTATAGCTTGTGACGCTGTATTCTTTAGTCTTTGCCCAAGAGGGATAGGATTACCAAAATTATCTCTAGTCTTGCGAATATTAGGCTCACCTTTAAAGTTCTCTCCAACAATACCAAAGTCAGTAATAAGACGTAGTAAAGGAGAAACCCTATTCTCTACCGCTTGAGCAATAACATTAACTCCACCTTCTCCAGAAGCTACTGACTGTGCCACTTGAACTGGAATCTTAAAGAAGTCAGCAGCATTACCAAAGAGCTTTACCTTCCTATCCTGCCCATCCAATGTTTCACCAAAATCTAAATTGAATTGGTCACCAGGTGCATTCTCAAACATGAACTTTCCTGTTGCTGCATATTGAGCTAAATTAGCCGCAACATATGTGCCCATTAATCGTGCTCCTGCTGCACGATAAGCTTTTGAGGCTGGCGAATTAAAGTCTTTCAATCCAGGCATCAATGACTTTGGAATCTTTACTCCCAAGTCAACAGTAGAGCGTAGCCAATCAGGAGCCATTAGCAGAATACGAGCAGCAGTTCGAGAATTCTTACTCTGATAAATTAAATCAAGGTTCTTACCAGAGTAGAATGAATCTGTTATCTGCGTTGCATTTTTACCTGCCTCAGCTTCACTCATTCCTTGTTTGATAAACTTAGCGTAGTTCTCTTTCCACGCAGTCCACTTCAGAGCAGGAATCATCTTATCAAATAGTGGCCCTTCAAAGTATTTATTCTGTGCCTCTGATAAGAAGTTAAATCCTTTCTTAAACTTACCTAGATTTTCTCCTTCAAAGAACTTACCGCCCATAGCAGCAGGGTCTTCTACATTAGCTTTAAAGCCATGCTCTTGGGTAGCTTTAACCATCTGCTCATTCTCTGCTTCCAGTAGAGCAGTAGCTTTCTTAGGAGATAATCCAAACTTAAGAGCCTGTATATTCCTCTTTATCCCACCTTCCATATAAGACCGGCCAGAAAACGGTGCAGCTAAGTTTAATCCATGTGCAGTAAATAGAGGTCTACCAGGAACAACACCAGATGATAATGCTAAGTTAGTAGCCTTACCTACTCCCTTAGCTAAACGTGAACCAAACCCCCGTGATTGAGTTTCAGGACTTTGGAGATAACCTTCTATTGCATTCTTAACTTCTGGATGTGCATAGTATCCTTTAAATGTCCCAAGATTTGGGTCCATCTCCAGCATATCAGCAGTCTTCTTATTCTCCTGAACAACATAACCATTTTTCTTAAGGGCAGATAAAGCTTCATTATCAGCAATAAGCTTATTAACCCTCTGAGCGTAGTTAGTCATCAGCTCGATTGGAGAAAGCTTAGGCTTAAGCCCTGCCTTTATACCAGCTTCATAATCCTGGATAAAGGAATGATACTGGAATGATGCTCTCTCACTCAGAGCTTTATCCCCAAGTGCTCTAACAATTTCATCTTCAGTATTATCCCAAATCTGTGGTAAGTAATTCGCCTTCTTACCTAAATCAAGACCACGAGATGTTACTGTTTCATGGAGATTATCAAAGAACTCTCTAACACCAGGATGTTTACCCTCAGTTATTCCTTTCTGGAACTCTACAACCTTTTCCTTGGGAATAGAAGCAACATCCTTAAACTTATCTCTTACTCCTTTACCAATCAGGTCATTAGCACTACGCATCTTAATGAGCCTATCGGTAATAGACTTAAGAGCAGGGTTATTCTTTAAGAACTTCTTAGTGCTATATTTACTCTCAGCTTTAGCTGCTCCTGCTGCACCTTGATTAGCTCCAGTATTAATCTTAGCCGGTTCAACACCAGTGTATTTTAATGTTACATCACCACTGGCATTTCTCTCAGTAACAGAATAACCTTGAGCTTCATGCAGCTTAATTTCATCAGCAGTTGGGTTATTGAGAATCTTAAATCTATCTGGCTTAGCTAAATCTCCCTTTACCTTAGGAGGCTTTTCTACACTCCTCATAATAACGTCACCATTATCCAGCTTCTTCTGAATAACGTAGCCATTATCTAACATCCCATTAATTTCACTTTGCTTGGGGTCTCTTAATGTAACTTCTTTCCACTGTCTATTAGGTCTAACAGCATCGAATCTATTTGGGTCAGTAGATTTAAAATAAATATCATCAATATCAGAACCACCTTCTCTCCATCCTCTTTGCAATGGAGTTTGTGGTCTTACTTCTGGGACTGTTTGGTCTGCATATAACGAGTCCATTAATCTTTCTGCTGTAGTTCTCTTCTTAATATCTCTTAAACTTTCACCCCTAGTAGCAGTAGGTAATAACTCTTCTGTTTGTTTAGCAGTCTTAGCTAACTTAGATGCTGCTACTGCTTTTACTTTTACTCCTTTTAATGTAGATGGAGTAGTAGTTGGAACTCCACCCCAATTCTGTCTAGGTCCAGAAACAAAGGATAATCTGGCTCCTCTTTGTGGTGGTATATCAGATTGTTTTCCACCACCCTCAGCTAATGTCCTTAGTCTAGTAACATTAGGAACTTCTGGTCTTAAGCGATTAGGAACAGTAGCATATATCTGGTCAATATCTAATTCATCTGAACCTTCTACTAACTCTCCACCAATCTTTCTATTCCTCATAGCCTCTGCAACATCAGGGCTAATAGCTTCTTTACCAATCTCTACCTCAACAACCTTAGTTTTAATCTTACCGTTCTTAGTTCTTACTATATTACCCTTCTTATCCTTAACAGGAATTCTAACCTTTTCAATTTGTGGCTTAGCAGGAGTTTCACCTCTACCTAATATACCTTGTGAACGTGGCTGTGGATAAGGTTCTGTTCCTTTTCTAGTTCCAACAGAACCAAAATCCCAAGCTGTTCTTGGACTTAAATCAAGATTAGTAAAGTCTCCAGGTCTAGTATCAATACTTCTAGCTTGTGTTCCTGTCTGCCCAAAGTCTAAAGCATTTAATGTCTCTGGTGTATTGGGGTCTAATGCTAATCCTACTTTACCAGAAGGATGTGAGATAAATCTTGGTCTACCAGTAGCACTAGATTCACCTAATAGTTTAGGTTTCCTAACTACAGGTGGAGGCTGATTCGTTACTATATTACCACCAGCAACAGGCGGTGCTACATATGGTCTAACATTAGGTGACATTCCAGCTACAGCAGTTAATTGCCTAGAAGGTGGAATAATACCAGATGGGTCAGTAACAGGTGGAACAACATTAACCTTTGGGTCTGCTGGTAATAAACTAGGGTCTATTCCCCTATTCATTACTCTTGGCATTGAACCTAAAGCGCCAGCAGTAGCACCACCAAACAACCCACCAAAAGCTGCACCTTGCCCTAATTCACCAAGAGAAGGTAATCCTTCACCTTCAGCTAATTGTGTTCCAGCAGTAGAAGCAGCACCTAATACTCCACCTTGAGCAGCACCACTTAAAGCATACTTACCTAATTGCCTAGCAGTAGCAGCAGCACCAGGAGCTTTACCTAAAAATGGAACAGCACCTAAAGCAGTTTGTGTTGCTATTTGAGCAGGGTTAAATTCTCTTCTAATACCCTGACCTTTTTCATACCACTCTGCTAATCCTTCACCTAATGCTGAACCAGCAGCACCACCAGCCATTGCTCCACCAACAGCACCTATTCCTAATGCTGGAATACCAGCAACACCACCAGCAAATCCACCAGCAATAGAAGGAATAGTTCTTAATCCACCAGCTATTAGTTTTTGTGTAGTAGTTGGCTGTCTTAGAGATGGAGCAGCAGTCCTTCTATTAGGAACGGTAGGAGTCCTTAATTTATTCCTCTCATACCAGCTATTAGAATTAGGTGGCGCAGTAGGAGAAGAAGGTGGAGGATTAGGCGTTGGAGTAAATTGCCTATTTCTTTCATACCAAGAATTTTGTGGCATGATTACCTACTTCTTCTTAGCTGGAGCTTGCTTAACAGGATATAATTGAACATGGGTTGGGTCAAATGGTTTAACCCAATCTCCACCCCAAGTTAATCCTCTAGACTTAGCAGCTTTACTAAGGACAGAAAAGATTACTCTACCTTCCTTAGTGGGAATACCTCTAGAATCATCAGGCTTGATAACCTTACCATTCTTATCAATAAACTCTAAGTCAGCTGCTAATGCAGTTTGGTGTTCAGATTGTTTAATCTTACCATCAGCATTAGTAATGATACGACCAGGTGCTGACCTACCTTTAGCATAGTATTCAGCTTGCTTTTCAGGACTTCTATATCCTTCTCTAATCCTTACCTTATATCCGGTTTCTCTTTGAACCTGCTTCATTACTTCACTTAATATAGAATCGAACTTCCTCTGCTCAGGTGGAACAGGTTTCATTTCAGCACCAGCAGGACTAATGTTTCTAGCTGGAGCGGGTGCTACTTCTGGTGGTGGAGTTATCCTAATAGGATTAGGTGCTGGCGTAGGTGGAGCAATATTAGGAGAAACATTCATAGGTGGAGCAGCAACAGGTGGTGGAGAAGTTCTATTAGACCATCCTGTTTGTGGTAAACTTCTTTGCATAGCAGCAGGAGCAGCAGGAACAGGAGGATTAATACCAGTTCCAGCAGGTGCTACATTTTGAACTGGTGCTGGAGTAGGACTAATAGGTGTAGGTCTAGCTGGTGGAGCAACCATAGCTCCAGGTTCATCTAAAAATCTACCTGCTGGTGGTCTAGGAATAGGAGAACCAATTCTATTAGGTGTTACAGAACCAGGTTCCTGCTGCATAAATCCCGGTGGTAATTGAGCAGGAGCAGGTGTCATTCCCTCAGCCATTCGTGGGCTGATATTCCTAGCTGGAGCAAATACTTTACCACCTAAAGGACTAGCAGGTAATGGATTTTTAGTTGGATGAACTGTTGCACCTAAAGCTTTTAATGATTCTACTTCTTCTGGTTCTGCTTCAAACTCTGGATTCTCTCCTTCTGGAACTTCATCAGGAGGAGCAATCATAGTAACAGTTCTTTTTGCATTACTAGAAGGAGCAGGAGCAGGGCCAAATCCTCTTCTATTAGATGGAGCACTAGTAAAAGCATTTAAATCTGGTGGTGCTGCTGAAGCTGATGGTGTTCCTGTTGGAGCTTCACTATCTCTCCAGGGAACAAAAGGCATATCCTCTGGATTAATATATTGTGACGGAGCACTAGCACCAACAGGACTTGGTGTTCTAGGTCTTGGTGGATTAACAGGACCAGGAACATTAGAAGCTGGTGGAGCAGTAGAAGGAGTAATAGATGGACCAGCAGCATCAGTAGCAGCAGGACCAGTATTAGTATTACCACCACCTACTGACGGATTCCTAACTCCACTAATAGTATTTCCAATATGCTGCCTAACTAACTCCTCTGTTGTTGCATTACCACCAAAAAATGGAGCTTTTGATACTGGTGCTCCATTGTCATCAAACTGTAAATAGTTATTTGCATCAACAGGCAAATCACCAGTAGCAACAGCAGATGCAATAGCAGTAACAACATTATGTGCTACAGTATTAGGTGGTATAGAGGTTGCTCTAAGTTTTAAATTAGCAACAGCTAAATCCCTTTTCTGTTGTTCAGCAGCAGCTCTTTGTGCATTCGTATCCATGTTATTAGCACGAGAGGTAGCAGCTACAATCCTATCATGCTGGTTAGTATAGTAAGCTCTAATCTCTTCTTGTTTCGCAAATTCTCTTATTGCGTTATCATACTGTTCCTTAGTAGTATAACCAGTCTTACCAATCTTATGCTTTAACTGGGTTCCCTTATCATAGAGATATGTATAACCATCAGTCTCATTAATGGTTATCATATTGTCCGCAGCCATATTCTTAATCTGTGCTTCTAATAACTTATCTGCTCTAGTTTCTCCTCTTTCTTCTCTAGCCGCAGCGTCTTTCTTAAGACGTAAATCTTCAGATGCCCAGTAATTTCTATTCTGAGCCTCTAATGCACTAAGCTTACTAGAAACATCTGAATCTTCAAGCTGAGCTAAACTACCAAACTCTTTAATCTTTCTGTCATAAGCTTCATCAGAACGCATCTGTGGGGCTTCATAAGCAGAACGACCTAAATTATATCCAGCAGTAGCATTATTCTGCCCAAATCCTGTAGCAGCACCCGCTAATACTGAACCTAATTTAGCCCATTTACCACGTTCAATTTGTGGAGCACCTTCTTGGGCAAGCTTCTGGTAAGCTAATCTATTGGGTCTATTGCTTTCAATCTGTGCATACTGCTCAGCAAAATTAATAGGAGCATTAACACCTGGAATTGTTTGTGCTTGTGGATGATTATATGGAGAAACTGGTTCTTGTGGTGGAGAACTAGGTGGTGGAGTATTAAAATCAAACGGGCCTAAAGCAGTATCCTGCCTCGGCTGAGGAACAAACAAGTTTGGCCTTGTTGTTCTCGGCATTAAGTTAGGAGTAAAGGAAGGAGCAAATCTGTTTCTGTAATTGTAATTGTAGTTAGGCATGATTTGCTTCCTTAATAGTGTGGCTGGTAGGGATAACCAGGAGCAGGCTGTTGACCAAAGTTATAGCCACCACCATTCCAATTAGCACCACCACCTTCAGGAGTAGAACTCCAACTAATATCACCAACATCACCTTGAACACCAGTATTACCAGTAGCCCAATTACTTCCACCTGTTGAACCACCGCCACCGCCACCGCCACCACCCCAGCTAGTCGCAACACCTAATCCGCCACCAATAGCATTAGCAAGACTTCCAGCTCTTTCCCAACCAGAAGTGCCACGATTCTGTGTCTGTAATCCTAATAGCTGTCCCTGTGTTCCATACTTACTATTCAAAGCATCAAGGGACATACCAGAGTAATTCTGGCTGGCTTGGAGATTGGTGTTATACATATCATGTAAGCCACCAATACCAAACTGTTTCTGCTCATTACCATATTCAGTAAGCCATTGCTGATATTGAGCATTGGCCATTGCTTGATTTTGTGAAGCAGAACTTCTACCAGCAGCACCAGAAGCTCTAGCTTGTGCTTCTAATTGTGCTTGCATCATAGTCATCTGGTCTAATCCACCAGCTTGCTGTAATCCAAATTGGTCTAATCCGCTTGCTTGTCCTAATCCCCACTGACCTAAACCAGTTTGAGATTCTTGTAATCCTCTTAAGCCAGTAGCTTGATTGGCTGTAATACCCATCTGAGTATTTAAGCCTAAGTCACCAGCAGAACGAGCACCTTGTAATTGATTAGCAGTCCTAAGACCAGCTAATTCTAATCCTTGACCAGATAAGAACTGTCCTGCTCTTTCTTTACCGCCACGTATGGATTCTTGCAAACCCATTTCAGCAGCAGTTCTATCTTGACCCTGCTGTTGAGCAGATTGTCTAGCAAGTTTAAAGTCAACTGCTCCAGCATTAGCAAGATTACCAGTGGAGCTACGCTGTCTTTCAAGATTGTCTTTAAGAGCAGAGAAATAGGCAGGAGAAGAGGCAGCAGACTTAGCTCTAACTAAAGCTTTATCTTGTTCAGAATACCCACCAGTTTGTTCCTGGTCAAGCATCTGTTTACGAAGGATATTATCTTTATCCTCTTGAGTAATACCACCAGTTTGGCCAATACCAGTAAGTGTATCTACGTTACCATATATCTGGTCTAATTTAGCCTGGTCAAATCCACCACTTGCTCCAGCTAACTTTCTAAAGCCGGTATCAGCTTCACCATAATCAGGACGATAGGCATTATTAAAGGCAGAAGATAATCCTCTATATGCAGAAGAGCCTAATGTTGGAGCAGAATATCCACCGCCACCGCCACCACCAGCAGAACCAATCTGGTTAATAGCATTCTGCATTCTTTCTCTATCAGCATCAGTTAATCCACCACCCTGGGCGTAGTTAGAATAACCTGCTCTAGATTCATTATAGTCATTGGTGGCTCTATCCCAAGTGGTATCGCCACGACCACCTATCTTATCATATAAGGAGTTATACTCTGTTTCAGATTGATTAATCTTCTGTTGAGATTGATTATAGATATCGCCTTCTTTACTTTTAGCCATTGTCATCCAAATCTAAGAAAAGTGGTGTTCCAGCGCAAACACCATAATTAAATCGTTCTACTAATAGCTTGGCAAATGATTCATCCGTAACGTAAGAATGAACCATATCAATGCCACGAGCCTTAGTAAGTTCAGTAGACTTTTCTGACAATAACTTCAGTGACTTTACTTTTGTTGCTTTGGGCGAATCTAGCTTGGGGACAAATACTATCTCTACAAATTTCTTAGTATATCCCCAAGCTACTATCTTTTCATTATCCTCAACTACAAGGATATCCAGAATGTTATTAAAGTTTGGAAATGGAAATTCATGTCCCCTATGTAGTTCTACTAACTGGGACCAATCTTCTCTTTTAGCTGGGCGAACTTCCATTGGGGTTCTTAATCCAAGCTAATGTCTTAATAGCATTACGAGCAGATTCACCAATAGACCATGGAACTTTAGAAATGTAATCATATAGTAGGTCTGCTTCATTATCGTCTATATTAATGGAAAGAGTAGTATCCTCACCAAATAATAATTCTCTATCAGGTTCTTTTAAGCCTGGTAACATCTTACCACACTTACAAGGCTCACTGATTCCTTCTAACTTATCAAGTAAAGAAATCTCTCTGTTCAGAACGGTTAATCCTTTTTGAGTATTCTGATTACCCAAAACGATTAGACCATGAAAGAGGACTTCAAAACGCTTCTTGCTTAACTCATCATTCTCAAACTTTAGTGTTCTCATTTTAACCTCAACTTAGTCTTTGCGACACCAAATAACGCCAATGTAAGGTGGATAGTGGTCAGCATAGTCAGAGTTTACGCTAAAGCTATGGCTATGTCCTGGTTCAGAAGATGTGTTACCATCAACATCTACATGCTGAACTTCAACATCAAGTTCTTGATAATGGTCAATATCATGGTAGTGTGTGCCAATAGTCTGTCTAGAAGAACCACCACCATCATATGTAAATGTGTCACCATTAGCATTTTTGGTGACAATTTCTATATCTCCTCTAGCTTTACCATATCCATTACCTTGACCATTAAATGAATGAGCATGTGAACCAATAGAACTGGTATTACCACCTACTCCATGTCTATGTTGAGTGTTCCCACCAGTTCCACCGAAGCCAGTAGAACCCATTGGAAATCTATTATCTAAACTAGCTACTCTAGACCAACCACTAGGACAGCCTGATTCAAAGATAGCAATTAAACCAGATGGAATAGTGCTTCCACCAGAACCAGGAGGAACTGCCCACCAACCATCACCTCTTAAGAAGGTTGTAGAATCATAACCACCAACACCCATTCTAGCTTGAGGAACCATTCCACTTGCTAAATTAGAAGCATTAAGATTAGATAAACCCGAGCCAATACCATTTATTACACCAGCATTAGTTATATGAAGTATGTTAGCAGCAAATGACCCATCATCATTTTGAGCTTGAACATAGAAATCACCAAGATAGTTAAAGAAATTTAACCTATGTTTATTTGCTGCTCCAGAACTACCAATTAAAAGGAATCCAGGATTAGCTCCACTTATTGTGACTGATTCAGCAGCAAAAGTGTTTATACCAGTCCAAGTATTATTAGAAGCTAGTAAACCAACACCAGATAATCTAGCAGCAGGAACAGTTCCAGTTGTTAGATTACTAGCATTAAGCTGTGTTATTGAAGTTCCAGGTGCAAATACTACGCCAGTTCCATTAGAAAGTAAAACGGTTCCAGCGGCTCCTAATGATAATGATGCTCCAGTTCCGCCTCTAGCTAATGCAATAATACCAGATGTAATGTCATTGGCTGAGAAGTTAACACCAGTGATTGTTCCACCAGTAATATTAACAGCATTGCTATTTTGAGTAGCCATGCTGCCAAGACCAAGACTGGTAATAATTTCTGCCGGTGTAGTTCCACCAGTTCCACCACCAGCTAATCCTATTACTTTAGGAACCCATGCTCCTGCTAACCATTCCTCAAAGATATTAATGGAACGGTTAAACCGCATAGCATGTTCAGGTAAATTCGTTGGAGCACCATAATTAATAGTGCCAGCATCAACGAACTTATCATTCATCTCTGTTACAAATTCTAAGTAATCAGAGACGGCGGTAGGTAGATTCCAATTAGCCATTTAATCCTACAGTGATGGAGCAGGAAAAGGAGTAGGTGGTGGTTCAAATACCTCTAATGGCGGTAATATATTTCTATACTCAGCAATTTCATATACTCCCTTTACCCTTAATGTATCTCCAGCAGCACCAAGTAATCCTACTAAGAATCTAGATTTAGCAGAATCAGTATGAGCTATGTTACCCTCTCTTAATACATTATCTCCATTACTTAATACTACTGAACCTATCATAGCTCCAGGTCCAACCTCTGCTGCGGCTGGTAATGGATAATCAAACTCTAATCCAGTTCCAAGAGATGGTATACCAGTTAAATCAAAGTTAGCCCAGAAGGTACAGGTATTTCCTACTAATGTAAATCTACCCGTTGGTGGATTCTGAAATGCTATTGGTCCAGAACTGTTCTTTATTACTGGAGTAAAGTTATCCCAATGTCCTAGACCGATATCACGGTCATATTCTTTAAGAAGTCCATGGGCTAAGAATGATATTGCGTGCATATATCGTTGTGCATATATATCATTGTTAGTATATAATCCGAAAACACTTGTATGTGCAGATAAGTAATAACTACTTTGTTGATTCCCACCATCAGCAGAATTGGCTGGATAATAGTATCCACCACCTGCTCCATACATAGTAGAATTATGCCATATTCCAGCAGCAACATAAAGACCAGTATTAATATATAATCCATAGCTACTATGACCTGCTATATACCAACTACCTTGAGAACCAGCACCAACTTGACCTGGGTAAATATATCCACCAGATTGAATAATACTACCAGTAGCAGAAAGATAATTTCCAGCACTTACATTTATTCCAGCAGTAAAATTAGTAGCTCCTACTGTTAAATCAACTAAGTTATTTGAATTTCCAGTAGAAACAAAATTCTTTGCTTTTATACCTGCCCAATCAGCATTATTAGCAGTTACTACTTCTAGAACAGCACCAGTATACCTTAATGCAGGAAATGCAACAGTAGTTCCACCAAACTTTATTAATGGACCAGAACCACTCAGTTCAAGATTAACTATCTTATCATTTCCACCCGATTCATGTGTAGCATGATGAGCTTGAACACCAGAAGGTGGAACATTAATAAGCTGACTATAATCAATAGGTAATTTAACCCACGGTCCTGCACCTACCTGACCGGCAGAGGTATCATATTCCCAAATATAACCGGCTTCGTTATACCTAATAAACATTAAACAACTCCTCTGGCTTTCCAATTAACAGGGCTATCTACCCTATTACCAGAAGAATCGAATACAAGAACAAAGAAGCTATCTTTAGTAACATTATCTGTTACTGCATATAGCGGTTGTAATGAGATTGCTGGAGTAGCTGTAACAGAGTTCATACCAGTAAATGTCTTGTTATAGAATATCTCTGTTCCACCAGCATCAGCAGCAAAACACTCATCATTACCAGAGTCAATCGTTAGTGTTACGTTAAGGATAACCTCAAGATTAGAAATGAAAGCTACTGATAAATCTTCAGCGTTGGTAAATGTCCAGAGAACCTTGATATATCTGAAGCTAAGACCAAGAACGCTAATACCGTAAACAGGTTCAGACCAAGTAATGCCATCTTCAGAATACCAAATGGTTGTATTGATATCAGTGTTACCAACTAACTGTAACTTATTGTAGTCAACAACTACTGTGAGGTTCTTATAGATTGTGCCAAAGTCGAATACTTCTTCGTAAGTTCCATCTCCAATATAAGACGGTTGATAGTAGAAAGGATAACCAGAATCATGCTGATGTTTAGGACTATCAAAATTGAAGAATTCATAATGCTCTGTCCACGTCTTAATATGAACCGGACCAATGATACCTACAACACCATTAACTCTAGTCTTAGCTGTTCTAACATAATCACCAGTATAGTCAGCTTCTAATGAATCAACAAACTCAAATTCTGATGGGTCATGTAAATCAGCAGTTCTTATTGGAGAACGGGCACTAACATTACCTACAATATCAACAGCTTCTACTGAGTAACTATAAGTGCCGCCAGATTGTTCTTGGATTAACTTAAAGGTTCCATAGATAGCACCAATAGGTGCATTGTTCTTATATACGATATAGTGGTCAATTCTCCAAGCTGAAGGAGGGACTGTCCATCTTAACAGAACTGTTGATACAACTACTTCTAATCCTAAATTCGGTGGTGGGATTAAAGGAATTACTAAGATTGCTATTGCTGGGTCGCCTAATTCACCAGCACTATTCATAGCTCTTAATAAGAATGTATAGGTTCCATATACAAAACTAAGGTGCATTGGGTCTAAATTGACTACGTTAGAACCAGTAGTAATAACTGGTCTAGCAGTATCCCAATTTGTTCCCAGCTTAATTACATATCTAAATGCTCCAGGTAAGTCATCCCACTGTAAACGTAAGTTATCAGGATAGGCAATACCTACAAAGTTTTCTGGTATTCCTGGTTTACTTCCTGCTCCAGCTTGTTCTAAATCACTTGGAGAAATAGTAGGGAATACTTCCTCGTTAATCTTATAGAGGTCATCAATGAGAAGCTGTAAAGCCCGAAATAACGTCGGGTTCTGCTTATCATCAATTCTAATAAGATTGCGAACAGCATTCTCATTAGACACGAGGAGTTTCCGCCCAAAGAGATTTAGCGTCTACTGATAAGTCAAAGATAGTAAACTTATCACCAGCGTTAATGTTGGACATTAATTTCACAGACATCTTAGTATCAGTGAAATTGATAGGCTTCTGGTAGTAGAGATTAGGAGTTAGAGTTAATACAAACTTAGGTGGAGTAGCAATCTTAACTCTATTAGTTCCATAGAGATAGACGTTTAAGTCTCCTACTCCCTGACCTCTAAACTCTAAGAAGCCATAATGATTTACGAATTTCCCCTTCGTAGCAATAAGATGCAGCTGAATATAAGAAGTAATACGAGTGTTATCATCTAAGTCTACACGCTTATCTGATTCGTATATATTACCTTCAAAGCCGGCTTGCTTTAGAACAGTATCTTTGAAAGCATTAGAATCAAGAACAATAGTAGATACAAGCCAGGGAAAAGCCCATAAAGACCATCTAACAAGAGAACCTACTAACTGCCCATAACGATTAAATGCGTTGGCATAATCACCAACCACAATATGAGAACACTCAACAGAATTATCAAGTGGAATACAAGCATATAAAACTTGGCTTTCAGGGTCATCTACTACCTGGACTTTGTTAAAGTGTAGTTTGTTAATCCTCTTCCAGATATCACTTATATTAGTAGTAAAATCAGGGTTCTGGAATCCGCCACCTTCATATACATAGATACCAGATTTGTCACCCTGAAAGAATCTCTTAGTAGATGTTCCTCTAGAATCAAGAATCTTAGAAACAGAAAATACTTCTGCTCCTATTGCTTTATCAAGAGGGTCACAACGCCAAGTATCAGGGTCGAAACCAGAATCAACAGTAACATACGTTCTGTCTTGCGTTTGTATGAATAGTGAGGTTTCATGGTCTACTACGTTAGTAATAGAACTTATAGAATCAGATGGGTCTAAATATAGTAAGCCACCAGTCTGGTCAAATGTTTCTACAAAGATTGCTCTAGAGAAGAATACATAATGTTCAAACCCTGGGATTCCCCAGACACACATCCTATTATTATAGACTGTTAATCCCAGTCCGCAAGCAACAGTAGAACGGCTATCAAACAGGTAATCGGCAGAGTCAATAAGGTCATCGTCAAAGAAGTCAATGTCTAACTTCTCCGTATCAGTGTTATTAGGAATCCTTCCATTAGGACAGAAGAAAAACTCATAACCAAATTGATTACCAGTATACATTCCTTCTGGTATAGCTTTGGTAATAAGTAATCTTCTAGCTACTGTTCCAGCCGGACCAATTCCAATGTCCCTTACATCAAGTTTAAATAAGCCAGGTGAATCTACTTGACCAAAAACTTCAGGGCCAGGAGCAGTAATAAAACCTGTTGAGGTTTCATAAGCTACTGCTATTAGATACTTACCAAAAGCTAAATTACCAGAATTGGTAGAGATAGTTGGTAAAAGAGTAAAACCAGTTGGAGGTGTTCCACCAGCAGGTCTTATTGTTCCAGGTCCAGCACCTTCGTAGACTTGTATAAAAGTGCCCGGAATACCAGATACCCTATTGTGAAAAGTAATATAAGCCCGATTAAGAAAATTGACAGCGCTAAAATCCAAATATTCAACGTTGGTAATAATAGGTGAGTCATATAGAGAATCCCACAAATTGCCAGAAGTATCAAGAATAAGGTAGCGAGAAGTTTCATTTAACCTCTTATACACAAAGAATCGGCGTATGTTGGCTTTATCAAAAATCCTAGAGAAGCCATCTCTAGTCCTTACTTCAATCTGTTCAAATTGAGTATTAAGACTATCAATAAAGTAGCCGGGCGGAACTGCATCATCAATGCCATTCGCATATAACCCTTTGAAGGATGCGATGGGTATTTGATTATGGTCCCTTAAACTCGGTGCTTTTGAAGGCATCAAATTCCCCGGCTACTTTATTCCCGCTATTGCAAAACTACTTCGGTTCCGCTGTCTCTGGCAATGAATTGTCAGGGACTAAAATCAGCCCATAACAAGCAAGCCACTTGACAATGAACCTTCTACCCGGAACAATCGGGAGAGAGTTATCTGGCTTCGGCTGGTCACCAGGTAATTCATTACTTGGAACCGTTGGGTCAAACGGAAACACTGGCAGGGTAGTAATATGTCCACCACCCGGCAATCCCTGTGAGGGATAGTTTGGCCCACCAGGTAAACCTTGAGATGGATAATTCGGTCCACCAGGTAATCCCTGAGAAGGATAACCACCACCCGGTAAAGAGTTATCCACATCTGGCCCACCTGGACCGCTAAGGAACGTAATCAAAGCAAGTCGTGACATTCTTTTTCTCCTTCTTACTTACAACTACATCATCTTATCAAAGATAAGATAGAATGTAATTGTATCTCCGCTTAATCCCGCTGGAACTGCACCTGCACCTACTTCTGCTCCAGCAAGAGTTAAAATCTTGAGCTTCTTTGTAGTCGGATTATACTGACCATAATAGGCCAATCCAACCACATTAACCCAGAATGGCTGTGAACCAATACCAGGTAAAGGAATACCTAATCCTGCTCCATCTACCATATTGGCAACAAAATCTAAAGCATTGCCACCAGTAGTATAAGTATCAGCAGCAGGAGCAACAGCCAATGTGCCGATACAATGGATTTTCTTACCGTCGTCCCATACCTTCTTAGAAGTCGGTGTCAGTTTAGCTTCAGCCATTTCAATTACCTCGTAAAGTTTACAAATCTGTTCAAACGGAAAGGTCTACGGCGAACCGGCCTACCATGACTCTGCTTCACTTCTTTCTTTAACAACTTATTTAACTTTTGGATAGCTTGACTTTCAAGGTCTATTGCCTTAGTTCTGTTTTGTCCAATATGTTCAGAAGCTAAAGCAGCAGTATGGTAAGCGAGATAGTTCAACGCGTGAGTTAATTCAACAGGACTATTATCTCCAATAATCTCTAGAATAAGCCGAGTGTATCTAATCCTCAACTGCTTATTCGTAGTAGAGCCAATGAAGTTAATAGCCTGCTCTCTCCAAGTCCAAACACTTAATTCATTACCAGGAAGAACATTAGGTAGATATTCTCTCTGGTGACAATACCTATAAAAACTGTCATCCTCTCCACTGTTCTTCTCAAAGACTTCGACAGGAACAATGAAATCATTAGGAAGTGGAGGAGATTTGAAACCAACAGGTAAAGCAATATCAGCAGAAACTTCTTTCTGAACTGTTGCTCCATTGTCAACTAATTCATCAGATAAATCATCGTTAGCTATCCTAAGATATGGCAGCAATACCTCATTAGTATAGAGGTCTTGTGCAATATCATTAAGAACAGCACGAGAACGATTCATTATATCTGATGCTAGTGTCGGCATTGTTATACCTTAGCTGGAATCTGCTTAGCTGGCTCTGGTAAAATACCGAATGCTGCTGCCTTTGCTCTATCCAAGATTGCATTACAATGTAAGCAGATAACTGCTCTTGCATCAATCTTAGAGAAGCAAGCTGGGCAATCAATTAATCCAGCATTCTGATTGTATTCTACTAACCACTCAGCTTTATGTCCAAGATACTGAGCAGCATATCTTTGATGGCCGGAGATTAAACCAAGTTTGTGATACTGGTTCCAATCATCATCGGCTTTCTTACAGAGATTTTCAAACCAACGAGTCTGTCTCTGTTTCAATAACTCTAATGCTTCTTTATGATGAGCAAGAACTTCTGTCTTAGTAATCTTGCCATCAAACCACATCATACCTGGGCCGGCATTATCATCTGCCTCAATGACAGTATTGATAAAGTCATCAACAATAGACTTGGCAATATGATGAGCCGCAACAGGGATAACAATATTATGGTCTGTTGCAGGTAGCCTTTGAATATATGACGACTCTTCAATATGAACAAGAATAAAGTCATCTTTGGGTGCCGCTGGAATTTTGAAATAACCTCTGTTGATAGGCTTAATTTCAATGGTTTCAAACGGGCAGATGGATAGAATTGTCGCTGTTGGCATTGGTTTACCTTAGTGAAATGACTTTGGACTTGTTACTTCCGGTTAGTAACGTGGATGACTCAAAAGAAGGTAATGGTTTCGTTGATTCAGGTGCATCCAACAAACCATATACCTTATCACTTTCTTCCTGTTGTTTCTTCTCTTCTTGCAATCTGTGTTCTTCCTCAGTTAAGAATCGCTTCTCAGCTTTCTCGACTCTATTAACTAAGAACTCAATAGCTTTCCAGTTCAATGGCAACTGGTTATCATCTTTGTCTAAAAACGGAAAGAGAGGTTCATAAGTGAACTTATCGTGAAAGATATCTTTTCTATCAATATTAGGCTCAACTCTTTCAAGGAGCCAACAGTCTTTCATATACCAATACTTCTTAATCTCTACTAATCCTTGTTTAGCGCCTAACCAAATTCCTGTTTCCTGAGTTAAGATATCATAAGAACCGTATCTCTTCTCAGTCTGAAACTCTGAACGGACAATCCTATACTTCTGTTGTCCTGAAAGCTGTTCCTTACCAAACAACCTTAATAACCTAGCGTTGATTATAGATTCTAATGAGTCCATATAAAGAAGTGGGAGATAGCTTTTACACTATCCCCCACTCTCCCTCTATAGTTACCAGCTCCCCAGCACGAATTAACTACAGAGATACCTATTAATAACCTGTTGGAACTAACAGATTATCAATATATGCCTGAGCAGGCGGGCAATCACAGAACAGATTCCACGAAGCCACAATATAGAATATCTGGCTTGTGGCAACTCCACCGCTTGCACCACGCATCTCGAAAATCTTTCGACCTTCGACTGTGTAGTAATCAATCGGATGAAGTTCTGCACGACCCCAATGGTCGTTAGTGAGGAAGTCAATCCTTGTCTTATTCCAGACAAAGTTTGGCTTGATTGGTGCTCCTGCTAATCTCATGTTCTCTGAGAAGAACAGGTTTAACCCCTGCTCACTTGCTTCCTTATTGATAACGGAAACAAGCTGACCTAAAGCTTCATAGGCTTGCACCTGACAGGGGTGCATCCATGCAGTTAAAGGAGTCTTGTTATCCATTCCCAAACGGTCGCCAATCGCATTAATTGCACGACGGGCAAACGCAGGAGATAAAGCAGCAGAGGCAGCATTAACACGATTCGCCTGAACTTCTGGCGTTGTTGCTCGTGGTAATCCTAACCAGGCACCAACTGTGCTATTCTGAACGTGATATGGAACACCGAAAAGACCAACAGGTGTAGCACCTGATAATCCTTCGGGAACAATCACATCCGTTGGGGCAATAGCAGCAATCGTAGCATCCAACTGGACTCGCTTATTAACTAAATCATAAGCAATAATCTTAGCTGGAGTAGCACTACGCGGCGCTGCTAATGCGCTATCGTATACCAACACTCGCTGACCCTTTCGGAGCAGCTTTACACCATAACCATCAGTGGTGCAGGTTAAAGTGTCATTGGTAAGTGCAGTAGTAGACAACGAAGTAATGGTAGCAAGAACGCCATTACCAGCAGTCATGCACTGAGCTTCAGTCTGACGACGGAACTCTGGCATTGCTTTAGCCATAAGTTCCTTGAAGAGATTGATAACAGACTTACGGCTGTCATCAGTTCCCCACTGAGACTTAGTGTTCCACTGGATAGCGTGCTTGAAGTTTACGGTGTTGATAACGGCCTTGTCGTATGTCTGACCGTCGCCAATACCTAAATCTCCACCATCCGGGTTATAGTATCCAAAGTAGCCACCAGGACCGATAGCTAATGGAATACGCATATCCCGTTCTGAGATTACTTCAGTGTCCTTCTTCTCCACTGAGGAAAAGAATTTCGCTGACTCTAACTCGTAAAGCATGGAGAGCTTCTTACGAACTTTCTCCATCTCTACGGATAATAACTGTGTCCCGCCAACAGCCATTGTTAACTCCTATTTGATATACTTCGGTTTCCCGTTAAGTATATCCATATCAGTGGTTCTGGTCTTGTCAACCCTGCTAAAATCAATCTTGTCTTCACCTTTATTGCCACCCAGACCAGCAGGAACAAGTCGGCGTGACTCAGACTTTGGAGAGTCTTTCACTTTGATACCAGCTTCACGTAAAACTTTATTGCGAACTGCTGGAAGTGCCTGTCTAGCCCTTTGTAAATAGGCTTTAACAATTCGGCTCTTCCAATCTGGAGAATACTTGGAGGATTTAGCCTGGTCAAATAAGGATTGAATACCGCCAAGGTATCTCTTATCTGAACCAAGAACTTCATCAACTCCAGCAAAAATGTCTCGAATGACATTCCGCTTCTGATAGTCGTCTAACTTAATACCATCAAGCTCTTTGGTAATAGACAACTTCATTGAGTGGTTTACTACTTCAGTAATACCACCACGGAAATCAGTGAGTTTTGTATTTTCAAATTCCTGTCTTTCTTTCTCTAAGGTTTCCATCTCCTTAGTCTTGCCGACTTTCTTTCTCTCTTCTAATGGAGCCTTAATGTCCTGAGTATCGAACCAGTAGTTATGCGCGTGTATTGCTACTGCTGCCAGATTTTTATTGCCACTCTTTAAAGCATCAGAATACATGGACATTAACGCACGCTTCATTGGCTTGAGCATTACTTCGCCATAAAGCTGTGGGTTAATCTTACCAATAGATTCTAATATAGTATGAGAAAAATCCTCAAAAGCTGCTTCATTGGTATTCTTAATAGCCTTGAGGAATACTCCTGTCCTATCTACATCTCCTGATGCAATATCATTATACATAGATGCAAGATAACCAGCATTTCTGGCAGCAGTCCTAGCATCTTCTGGAGTAGGAAAGATTGCTCCAAACTCCTTATCCCGCTCTAAAGCCTCTCTTAATCCAGGGACTTTCTTAAAGAGGTCAGGTGCAGCTTTCTTAACAGCTTTAGTTAAGTCAGCTAAATCTAATGATTGTTCTTCATCAGATTCATCTTCTTCTTCTTCTTCCTCTTCTTCATCTTCTTCTACGTCGGAATCCCCAGACCCATCAGGTTCTTCATCGCCGGAATCTTCGCCTTCTTCTTCATCTTCATCGGAAACTTCTTCTTCCCCTTCTTCTTCATCGTCTCCTTTTCCACCGGGAACTTGTTCATTGGCATCGTCATCTCCTTGGTCTAGAATATCTCTATCGCTTACTTCAGATACAGGTTCAACGTCACCAATACCTGCACCTTCGTTGGGAGAAAAGAAAACTTTGAATGTCTTATACATTATCCACCTACTCTAGTTGAAGCTGAATCTGGTTCCATACCTGGAGGTGTTTCATTGGGAACATCTGTTCTAAGCTGCTGCATCATTTGATGAGCTTTCCAATGAAGCACAACATTTTGATAACCTGGAGGATTTTCTTGCTTCGCTTTCTGACCCTTTGAAGAGTTTAGCCAAACCTTGCACACTTCCATTTCAACCATATGGTCATCAAACTCTTCAGGAACAATAGATGGTTCCATACCAAGTGGAGAGTTTTGACTTGGTGCTGGCTGTTGTTCAAGCATTTGGCTAATTTCACGATACTGTTTAGTCCTGTCATTAAGACCAGGAATATACAGTTCAGGAATACCAAGAGCTTTCTTAACCAACTCATTATTCTGTGGATGAGAAAGCATTGCCATAACCATTGGGTCTTTAGCCTGCATCAGATTCATAAAGGTATCTTTAATCTGCATTGGCCCAATGGGTAGCAATTCTGAGAACTCTGGTTCACAAGTTCCTAATTCTCCACGTTGTAATGCCATGCGGTCAATAGTAGTAGATTGATAACCAGCAGAAGTTTTCTCTACTAGCTTCTCATCATACTCTAATACGTCAGCATACTCTCTTGTAGCTTTATTAATGATATCTGCCCACAAGAAAGAGGCAATAGCGGAGACAGTTCCTAATCTTTGTAAGGCTTGGTTCTGAGATTTGGTATATTCTGTGGCAGTAGATGAGCCAGGAACAGAACCACCATAAACTGTTGGGAAATCTCCAGTAACAAACTCAGCTAAATTCTTATACTTCTGATTTAACGCCATTACTTCAGGAGTAAGCTGAGCCGCTCGTGTTTCAAAGAAGTTAGAACCGATATCTTTACCAGGTTCTTTAAATGCTTGGGTAACATTACCCGGTTTGGCTTGAGCATTACCATATCTAGTAAAATCAATGGCATCTGACGCAATAAATAGCTCAGATATACCATGTTCCATCGTTTGTAGCTCTAATTCATCAATCTCTGCATTGATATCCTGAATCATTGCGAGATTTGTGCCTAAAGGTTCAGCATGAATTGAAGAACTACGTGGGTCTAAGCCCATTGTCCAATGGTCGTCTAAATCTTCTCCATTAATTTCAACAGGCTGGTCATTTACATAGATAACGTAGCATCCCATCGGATACTTACGCTTGATTTCATCAACAGTTTCCCTATTGCTCTGGTCTTTTGGTCCACAAACCAGTTCAAACTGCCACGGTCTATACCAAACACACTTAACTACAGCAGTATTTTGTGGTTGGTTGTTTAAATAGACCGAAGGAAAGCGAATAGCTTGGTCAGTAGAGGTATCTGCTGTAGAAGATTCGATGTTTTCGATTAAAGGTTCTTCACCTTCTGGACCAGGAGCACATAAAATAGAGCGAAGTGAAGCAATAGACTGGTCAAACTTCAAGATTAAGTAACCACAATGCTCCTGAGTCCTAGCAGCATATGGCACTTTAACATTAAGCACCCCAAACGGGTCAATAATAACGTGGGTTTTCTCTTTGTTAACCTGAATAGGAACAGGAACTTTAATAGTCTGTGGAGTTACTTCTGTTGTAATTTGCTGTCCACACGATTGGCAGGGAAGACTAACACCTTCTTGTCCACTTTCTCCGTAGTCAAATCCACAGACGGGGCAAGCGTGATTGTAGCTGGTTTGTTCTTCCAGAGAAGTTTCTTCAACTTGATAAAATCCAAACTTTCTGTCCTTCTTTGCATATGAATAAACGAATGGTGTGCCTTGATTAAATAGAATTGTTAGAATTTTGATAAAGAGGAGTTTTGCCTTGTTATGCTTTTGTACCACTTTAGCAAGCGCAGAGAAGTTCTCAGCCTTATCAATGTCATCAGCATTATCAGCATCAGCGGGATAGAAAAGAATAGTCGGAACACCAACGGATAAGGCGGCAATAATAGACTCACCATGAGGGCGATAAATGTTAATAATGCGGGGAGGAATACCTTCAGCTTCCTTGTCGTCCCAATTTGGTATTGACCAGTCATTTTGTAGATTATCCCAAAAGAGAGTTACAATATTATTGAAATAGAGTTCTAATCTCTTAGCCTTACGAACCCAAGCATAATGGACAGATTCATCTTCTCTCTCACACATTGACAAGAGAGAAGAGAGAACTGTTTTATAATCGTCTGGAACGTGAGTCGGTTGCTTCGGCTTCTCTTGTTCTTCAGAAGCCAAAACTTCCGTATCTGTTTGTTCCACTGGTGGCTGTTCAATCATTGACAATTACTTTCTCGTATTGTTTCTCTTCTACTTCCACCACTTCATGCTTCTTCCTATTAGCTAGGGCTTGTTCTCTTATCCTTGTATGAACTGACTTATATCCTCTGGTGCTCTCAAATGGAACTTCCATTCTTACTCGCTCTCCTTTTACTTCTCGCTGGAGAGCTTTTAATTCTGCTATCTCATCTTGAAGATATACTATGAAAGCATCCTTAGTGCGAATAAGCTCGGCGAAAACCTCTTCTTCTAAACGTAGTGCCAACTCTCTGTTCGCCCTTTTTCGCTTCCAAGAATTCCATCTTTCTGTAAAACTTTGTTTGGTCGCCACCAACCAATTCTTGAATCGCATCATGAGATTTCTGAGCATGCTCTAATTCTTTCGCGTTAGCAATCTGGTAATCTTTAATACCACCTAATAGTATTCGTAAGCAATCATAAGGGTCATCACCGTCAAACTCTTTAACATCTTCTTTCTTCTTACCTTCATCCGGTGTATCTTCATATACACAGGCTGGTATCGTTTCTATTAATAAGGGGCAAGTGTTGAAGATTTGCAGTTTAGGTATATCTTTTTCTTCTTGTTCAGCCTCAAACATCTTGACGTAATCGACGTAGGCTTTCTGTCCATATAGTCTGAAAATCTTATCAGCATATTCTTTATCAAACTCCCCACCGTAAATTCTAGCTGGGTTTTCCTTTGGCTTCCACCTTAAGAATTCATGGATAGCAACCTTACCGTTTATTCTATTCTTCTCACCTAAAGTTACAGGACACTTAAAGTCAGCGTGCCTTAATGCTTTGGTAAGCTGCTCATAAACAGTAAACGGTTCACCACGATTCTGTGAAGCTGAATGACAGATAGAAACTTTACTAACTAAATCCTTTTCTTCTGGTGTTGTAAGATTAACTAGGTCAGATAAATAATCTACAATTAACTTTTCTTTAACAGCATACTCTCTATATATGAACAACCTTCCAGTGGGAGATAAAGCTGACCAGTAGATGATTGTATAAGCAGCGTATCCCCAATCAATACCAATGAATCTGGGCCACCAAGAAGGAATATCGAAGGGGTCAATAACGTGTCTCGCATTGTCCGGTTCATCACTAAGCGGTTCCAATCGAAATTCATTAAAGACCTGTCCTTCGTAGGTATCCCAATCTCCATATAACTTAGCTTTCTTTTCAGCTTCACTCAGTGACATTAACTGAGCGATGTATTCTGGGTTATTAGCTAGTAAGGTTGGATTATCTTGAATCCTAGCGGGAATGAACATCCGCTTTAATCCAGTCTTACTATCTAATAGAATCTTATATCCATCCTTATTGGGCTTAACAAATCTTTTCTTAAAGTATGAGTGCCCTACGTTTCCTGGATTTGTTCCACTCCTAGCAATAGCTGGTAAGTCAGCACATCTCGAACGAAGCCGAGACATAACAAGGTATGAATATTGAAACTCAGTAAAGTGGGTTGCCTCATCATATGATATGAGATTATACTGGTCAGAATCAAACTTTCTAATATCGTCCTCTTTATCTGCTCCACCGAAGTATTGAACGGCTCCAGATGGAAATGTCCACTTCTTCTTAGTTTCATTAAATATCCCACCTAACGACGGATAAATCTCTTTGGAACGGGATATTAATTCGGTTTCAAGCTGCTTAAGATTTCTTCTAAGGATGATTCCTTTATAGAGTGGGTGCTCGTGAAATTGATATATAAGGGGCATCCAAACAACGACTTCTGTTTTACCAGCACCAGCAGCACCACCATATAATCCTTCCTTTATTGTCCAAGGTATAGATAAGAAGTCGCTTTGCTTTTTAGTCGGTGAGAACTCTCGTTCTACGACCGAAGTGACTTCGATTGGTTTCTGCTTTTGATACATTAGAGCTGGCTGGTTATTAATATGTGTTCTGTCTGCGTTACTACTTGCCCGTTTACCCAGCTTGCCCTTTTAGTAGTTCAAGAGCCAAACCCCGAAGTGCCCGAGGAATCAATCAACTATAGTGATTAACTCCCCAGGCGGCCTCAATATAAACTAAACAGGTTCCAAATGCCACTGAGCATTCAACTTACCAATATACCCATCTGTTCCCTTTAACAGAACAGAGATAACCTTATCTGTCTGTGAAGGAATATGGAAATTCAATACTCCTGTTGGGTCAGGAATATCAGCATTCCATTTTACTTTATCTCCAACCATTACAGTAAGCTCACTCCTAATAGGCTTAGCTTGAGTGGTAGCTCCGTCTAATGGTCTAAAGGAATATTGAACTGCATCCAATACCCAAATCCTATCACCACTCTCTTCCGGCTCTTGTCCAATACCAACATCTTGTCCTACTGATGCAGTAGCAAAGTCAGTATTAACTGCCCTATGGGTAATAGGTGTCCCTTCACCGATTAGTTTGGTAATCATGGTTAGGGATTGTTAAGGGTGCGAATCTTAGCAACATTAGCCCAATAGGGATGTGAAGCAGGAATAGCACTCTCTGAACCAAACTCTTCTAGAGTCTTTCCTACTTCCTTATTCAATTCATCCCGTTCCTTTAATGCTGCTTTCCTAGCATCACTAACAGGAACATCTTCAACCAATCCAGCTAGACGCATATGAATACCAACTTCACTAGCAGTCTTTTCAGATTGCATAGCTGGCATGTTAGCTGGATTGGAAGGATTGGAAGGAACAGTAATCGGAGAATTGGGATTCTCTGGATTCTGTAAACGTGAAGGGTCGTTCTCTTTAGGTGAACCTTCTAGTGGACCATAACCCGGTCGAACATCATTAGGGTCCATAGCTCCATCTGGAATCTTATTGATGAAAGGAGTAGGAGCTTTAGGAGCCGGTAGGTCTTTCGTTGACTTGGTATCCTTAACTACTACTGTCTCTTTCACGAAAGGTTTGTCAACCATTTTGATTCTCCATTTGAGTAACTAACTCGTCAAGTGATTTGGTGTATTCAGTAAGCTGTGCCGAAAACTCTGACTCTGTGTAAGGCTTCAAGAACCAAACTTCTCTAGGGATAATTAATCCACTAGGCACATGCTTACACATCAACTCAAATCTCTTATTACCTTTGGTTCGATATTTAGTGGAACCAGGAATAGGAATCTGTTTGAATTCTCCAGACTCTTTAACAATCTCTATTTCCCAGTTACCAATAATCATGGTCTTTCCTATCCCTATGCCTTCTTATTGATATATAAATACTAGCGCCTATAAGTGCCAGAAATAGAAATAGTATTAGCAAGGAAACTACTAGAACTAGCTTCTCTAAATAATACCCCATTTACATATATCTGAACTGATAGGAAAGGTGTTTGAATGTTAGTTGAATATACACCTGGAGTAGCTTCTAATAGTAAGAAGATGTTATCTCTATCAGATTGAAATACAATCACATAAGGAAGTGCAGTATTAACTACTGTTAGGCCGTCTAAGGAATTGTTGTATCTAACAACTGCTGAGTTAGGATTCCCATTAACTCGAAACTCAACTATGTCTTTCTTAGCAACCGGATTGGTTGGTCCTACAGGATTTAAAGGACTGTTATAATCATTTGTCTGTATTCTATTACATCCTGTTATTGATAGTAAAGTGAATAGAATAGCTATGCCTGTTAGTATCTCTGTTACAATCTTCATCACACACCTCTTATACATTACTAGGGGTATAGCAGCCTTGACTCCACTATACCCCTAGTGGGTTTGATTCTTTCTGAGAAAAACCAAACCTTACTGTTTACTTACTTTCTTAGACTTGAGGAACCTTCTGCTAACACCAATCAATCCTGTTCCTAGCAACAATAAAGTAGCCGGTTCAGGAATAACTGGAGCAGCAGAAAAGGTTCCCGATACGTTTGAAGTGAAATCGCCAAATGAGTTATTGACGATTGTAATACCAGGAAGGATATTGGTAAATGCAAGAGCCATTGCTGTTGGGTCACCTAATGGCATTCCAACAACATCACTGGTAAATACCAATGTTAAAGGCGGCTGTGTTGCACCTAACAATAATGTAGTTCCACCGTCTGCACCAAGACTAATTCCATCAAATGTTCCTGATAGATAATTAAATCCACCAGCACTAAGAATGGAAAAGGAACCACTATATGCTTGGGTATAAACACTCCCAAACACATTGACAACAGCACCAGTCGATACCGCATCTAAACTGAATAGAGCATTGATTGCTACACCAGTCTCATTTAATGTGGTAATAATAACCGGAACACCATTAGCATCTAATGTAGTGATACCAGCAGTCTCATCACCTGTTAATAAATTGGTTCCAGTGGACTGACCAAAAATTGCAATAGTAGCTGCTTCTGCTCTATTGATTAGTGGTGATACAAACAACGAAAGCAGAAGGGGGAGCGCAACGAGTAGTCTCATCTTTATTCTCCTATTGGGTTATACATCTATCACTTGGAAGGATTTCTCTTCTTTCATTGCCGGCACATTAATGATAATAGCGGTTCTATTCCCCCTACCATTATCCTTTTCACCTGTAACTCTATCTAGAATCTTAGACATATCTACAGCTATCTTTGAAGCTTCTGTAGCATCTGTATTGTCTAGATTGTTGGCAACATGACCTAAAGCTGCTGCTAGGTTGGTTATTAGCTGGTCTTCAATTACCTTTTCTCTATCTTTTCTTTCTGTAGCTATCTTTGATATACCCTCTTTAACATCATCTCTCAACTCTTTATCCACACCTGCTGCAACTGTTGTTATTCCTCTAGAAGCTAAAGAAACAGTATTCTGTGATACACCAACCAAATCAGCAATATTCTGTTGGGTATCCAGCTCACTTAATATACCAATCAATGTCCTATCTGTATGGTCTAATCTCTTCTCTCCCTCACCATTAATAGAATTCTTTCTAGTTTTTCTTTCTCTTTCTTGAATTTTTATTTCTGTCTTGTTTAACCTCTTTTCTAATTCTTCTTTGGTAATATACATTGTTTCACCTGCACGCGCAGCCTCTACCATATCATCCTTTAGAATTGAAATCAAGCCCATGTTCATTGGCCTAAGTCACTGTCCACAAAGTGTCCACAACTATGGTTGTCCCAAATTTTTAATTTTTAATAACTTTACTTTACCACCTTTCCAAAAGTCCACAGTTCAATTTGTCCTTATCTTTTTATTTTTTTGTTTTTTCTTTTTTTTAAAGTAACGATTAGGATGTATCTTCCCTGTGGCGGGACGCGATGGAACCGCCACTGTTTTGGGGTGTAGGGGGTGGGTTATTGTGATTGAGATTATCGAACACTAAAGAGCGATGCGTGTTATAACACCTAAAGCTAGGGCATTTACCTTAATCAAAAACTATACCACTTATCCTAAGCGTATTAGTCTACCAATCCTATAGACTAACACGGGTATAGATTACGCTGGTATAAACGATAGAACGTTTTGATTAGTCAAAGAATGGTGTTTGTGTATTCAAAAAGGTAGGGCGAAAGTTAAGCGAAAAATCGGCAAGGTTAAGCGAACGTTGTAAGGTCTGAGGTATACCCGCCACAAACGCTCTAGTCTATTCCTAGAGCATCCTAGAGCATTCTAGAGGGTATCGTTTTAACCTAATTTTGCATCATTTACAGCCTTTTCGGTCGATTGACCAAAGAGACTTTTGTCTACCGAATTACCGATTAGTGATACTTCCTACTTTAGCGATTGCGTAGTTTATGGGCCTTTATTGGTGGCATGTATCCTGCTATATGACTCTTCGTTATTTCGTTTAGTCGGGCGGACGGTCGCGGTTTACGCGAAAGGTCTTCGGACTACCGGAGGACCGTCCCATAGCAGGTCTTTCACAACAGAATACAGGCAGTCGGATATCGGTATCTTTCTATCCGTTAGAGAGGTTTCCCATGTCCGATGTTAAGTCAGTCGTAATCAAGCTTTTTGATTGCATTATCGCCCGTCGCGGTAAGGCAGCAAAAGGGACCGTCAAGGTTCAAACCTTTGGCAAACCGTTGCCAAACAAACCGAACCGAAAGGGTATCATTGCGAGATACACTCGGTTCTGGTCCTACGACCATGCCGAGTCAATTCAAACGGAAGCATTGATGGCCGAATGCGCGAAAGTGGCACCCATCAATGTAATCCTCATGAGAGGCGCCGATGCTATTCTGAAATCGAGTCAGATTCGCAGTCAATCTCATGTCGCCATTCTCTCTACGCGAATCTTTGCAGAGGGACTAGCGATTGACTCAGCAGACGCAAAGACAATCGCTCAAGCATGGCTGTCCCAACAGTCATTCGAGCGAAAGAATGACTCACCCGTTACCACAATCGAGTCATTCATTGCCCGTCGCGTCAAGGCAGTCGCTAAATTAAAGGCTCAGGGCCTTTGGATAGTCAAGCCCGTCGCGTCTTCGTCTAATCTGGTCAAGCCCGTCAAGGCAGAAGAGGCACCAGAGGCAGAAGAGCCAGACGAAGACGAAGACGAAGACGACGAAGACGTTGACTCAGAAGACGAAGAGTCAGACGAAGAGTCAGAGTCAGACGAAGTAGTCCCAAACGAATAACCTTTGCCCCAAGCGGTATAGTGTTATACCGCAATAATGGGCAAAGGTTAAGGTTCTGGTAGTTCACCCGATACCGCTCTTGTCCGACTGCCTGTATTTTGCCCGTCAAGGCTCGGTTTACTCATTAGTGAGTATGCCGGGCCTTTTTTTATGTCTGGCTCTATAATTTATAGCCCTATATCTTATAGGTATATAGATTATAGAAGTTAAAGATTAGTGGGTTTCGCCTACTTTCGCCTTATAAATACCGGATGTATGCTGGATACTTTCCGAGTATATAGCGGACACTTACCGGGCATATTTTTGGCTGTAAGTGTAGGCGGGATAAGGACTTAGCACTAGGGTAAGGCTCACCATACATTTTAATAGCATGGGTATAGTGTAGTATTTACATAGGGGTATGGTGGGGGTTTTATATGCTCTTTTTTATATATAAAAAATATATAATAAAGAACAAACAACAAAAACCCCATAACCTACCCTGTCACCTTAAGAGGACATTAGGCCATATCTTAGGACTGTGGTATAATGGCCGGGTACGGCGGAAGTGTATCGTTTGGTAGGGTTTAGCGTGAAAAGATTACCCGGTATCTACCCGGAGGATAAGCCTAGAACAACCGGAGAGGCACCAGAGGCATACCAAACTTTACAAGGCGAAAGTAAGCGAAACGCACTAGATTAAAGGAAAGGAAATGGCTAAAGATAAACTCTTAAGCAAAGAGAAGATGCGACAGTGGAGAAGAAGATTAGCTTTAGAGAAAGAGGCATTACTTACTCAAGCTAAAGTTGCTAAGTTTAATGAGAAACAAGGCAATAACAAATCAGACGCAGAAAAAATCGCTTTGTTTAATGAGAAACAAAAAAGAAACCGAATTCCATTAAACGAAGTAAAGGATATAAAGGATATCATATGAAATATGAAACATTCGTTGATTATCTCATCGGCGCTTGTTTTGGTGTTCTAATCGTTAGCTGGTTCCTTTTGTGGAGTGTGTAGATGAGAGAGTATATTAACTACCGTAGCTTTGAGAGCCAGACCATTCGTGACCTATATGAAATGGCTCTCAGGTTTGGATTCCGTATTGATACCCGCGGAATCTATCCCATCATGATTAAAGGTCAATGTGCTAAGACCTTTTACTCACGCCGCGATGCTTACAATTTCATAGCTAAGACGCATCCTGTTAACTTTGCAGATGATTTGGCTGCACAGTTAAAGGCACGGCAGTAATGATTACCATAGAGTATTGGGACTTAGATTATGACCTTTGCGTTGTTACCGTTAATAGCAGACAAGAGGCTATTAGCAAAGTAAAGGAACTTCAATCTAATGGTAATCAGATTATTGGTTGGTATTTCGCTTCCAATGATACTGATGGATATTCTGTTGCAGAGTTGATTCTTAACTAAGGATTAACAATGGCTTTCGATGTGGCGATAAATAGAATAAGGTTCAAAGCTCGTATTCCAGAGTTAAAAGCTTTGGAGAATGACTATGGAACCTTTACTTTATCTTGTCGCCACAAAGATATGCTTCGTTGTTCTAAATCCAGACACTTTCGTTCCTGCTATGCTCCAAACGGAATAAATCGCCACATTCCTTATCAGCTTTGTCAAGCAACCAATTATGCAATAATCGGAGTAAAGGATAAGAGTGGGGATTATCTTTGGCGTGCCTTTGTAAGTTACTATAAAGCTAGTTGGCGTGGGGCTACTGATATGCTTACCGTCTACTCTCTTTATGGCAATTATGACAGAGGCTTTGTTCATAATGCCGTAAAAGATGCGTTCAAAGACAAGTCTTTTACTGTTCACTTCTCGTTTGATGATGCTGGATAAACTAAAGGAAGATTAAAATGGTAGATATAAATAGTTCGTAAGACAAAACCACAAAGCTAAGTGGCTCATTTACCTATGAGTCTCTTATAATTACCTCTGAATATGCCATAACTTGCGGGTTATGGGAGCAGGTAATAATGGGAGTTAAATGAACACTTAGAAATGTGGATTAAAAATAATAATTAAAACTCATAGGCTGATTAAGATAACCGCCTGAGAAACGGTTTGCTATTCTAATCAGATGAAAGCATTGAGATTAACCAGTTCATGTTGCTGGTTAATACAGGCACCATCTTAAGCCTGTCCTGGGAATTAAGATTTAGTTTGCTGGTTCTAAATAAAAACCAGCTTTAGCTACCTAACAGGAGTTAACATGACCGATATATACAATTCGATAATGGTGGTGCCTATTGAACAGGTTAAACCATTACACAGTGACAGAGTGCAATCTGTTAAGAAAGTAATGGCTATACTAGACAAACAAGGCCAGATAGAACCTATGCAAGTAAAGGTATTAGGGCCTGATAGTTATACCACGTTTGAACATGACCCGTGGAGTGATACACGGATACTTGCAGCTAAACAATTAGGATGGAAAACATTACTAATTGCTCCAATGCACAAGTATGAGGAATAACATGCCCAAAAACATTACAGCCTGTGAGTGTGAGCACATTAAACACTTCGCAGATGATAAGCCGTTAGAGAATGGGATTCATTCTTACGGCCAGCGTGAGTTTCCTATTAAGGATATGGTAGCAGCACTTACTGTTGATTTACATATCCTTTACCTTTGCCGCATTTGTGCTACAACCTGCCTGAAAGATTACATCGTATCTATAGAAGGAGTTAAAGCATGACAGTCTATATGGCTTTTCTAAAAGCCGATGGAATTGAACATTACGTTACATATGGTAACGTAGTTGGTATTGAAAAGGAGAATCAAAGGGTTACTCTAAGCTTCAAAGTTTGCCCGCCTGCTCTTAAAGCTACTATTTCTTTCGGTAACGTAGTATTCGTAAAAGCAAAAGGAGAATAAACAATGGCAGAGTTAAGACAGCTTTCTCTTTCTCAAGCGGCAAAGTTTGACCACGAAAACAACCTGAAGAATAAGTTAACAGGTTGGGGAATCATCTGCAAAGAAAGGCAGAGGAAAGGAATCTCACGAAAAGCAAAGAGACTCAAGAAACAACAGTAGTTAGTATCTGTTCTTAATTTATACCACATAGATTAAGAACAGAGTAGTAACTATTGGGTTACTTAAACAGGAGTGTATTATGGACATGAGGTTTTTGGTAGCTTCTCTATCAGATGAGGAAGTATCCACTCTTAATACTCTAATTTGGAAAAGATTAGAGCAAATCTCTAAGGACAAAGTCAAGGATAAATCTCTCAGCATTGATGAGATACTCCTAATCAATAAAGGACAATACATCAATGCAATTAAAGCTGTTCGCCTTAGACTTGAGTGTGGTCTTAGGGAAGCGAAGCATATGGTAGACGTTTACATGGAACAATCACAAGGAAAAGGTTAATATGATTAACGAACTGATTAAGAAGCTAAGAAAAGCAGCCGATGTTTTGGATGATTTACTAGACCAAAACCCGTCCCATAATGGGAAAGCCAAACGTGCTATTCATAAAGCAATAGAGAAAGTAACAAAGAAAAAGAAATCAAAAGCAAAACACTGGACTCAAAGGCCAGAGAATAAGAAGCGTTTTGCTCAGTGGAAAAAGTCTATGGCTAATGGTAGAAGAGGTAAACTTTAAAGGTGTAATATGGCAAAGAAATGGAAAGTAATTCGTAGACAAAGACCTATACCTGGTGGTAGAGATGCTTTACCATCTTGTGTATTAAAGTCTATAAGACGAGCGGTAGAGAATGAAGCCATGAGATTAGGAGTCTCTAAAAGTTTCGTTGTAGCCGTTCGACTTGCCAAGTCTTACAACATTACAGAACAAGAGGAGCTATAAGTGACCAATAAAGAAGTAATTGAATTTGTTAAAGCTATAGCTCATGCCGTTTTTGAAATGGCAGACTCAGATTTAACACCAGGAGAAGAAACAGAGGTAATAGAACACCTCTGTAATGAACAGAATAAATGGGAAACTAATAGTGTTGGATGGAAAGTATTAGAGTCCCTAAAGGAATACATTAGATACAAAGGCCCTGACTTGACTGTAAATTAAGAATGTGATATCGTGGTCTTTGCTTTTCCAGGAGAAAACAAATGAATAAGACTGAGAAAGAAGCAAACGTAAGAGAAGCGACCAATAGTGTTCAAGCTGCAAAGACAGAGCTTGATTCTGTATATCTTCGATACATGGAAGGTGCTATTACAGCGATAGAATTGCAAACGCATGTAATAACATTCTTGAGTTATGTCCACAATGCAAATCTAATTGATGCCTTTCAAGAAGATGGAGAAGATACAACAGAACGGAAAATGTAACACTTGTTTAATAGAAGTAGAAGACATTAACTATGTCTTTTGCTCTATTGAATGTCGGGACGTTTGGATTTGGTTAAAGGAAAAAAACATGGGTCAATACGACATTGATAAAGACCTTTACATCAAGTGGTCAGAAGAGAAGTTAATAGCAATAGAACAAATGACTACGCGGGAAGAAATAGAAGCGCGTATCATTGAGATATCAAAGATAGAGTTCTTTGCTAAACGTGAATGGGCTATGCTTCACCAGCAATACGATAAGATTACTGGTAGAAAAGGTATAGCACCGTGGCTTAAGGGTGAAAGAGATAAGCTAATCACTGACCCCAATATTAAAGTAGATTGGGAAGGTGAGCCACGTAAGAAAGAAAAGAAACCTAAAGAAGATATGGTTAAGAATCTTCTAGGTTTCGACATTAAGGAACTGACAAAGAACCTTAAAGAGAACAACAAACCTGCCAAGAAAGAATCTGCTATTGATATGACCGATATCATTAGTCAGATTGCGAACGCCTCTCCTAAAGTAGAAACTCCTAAAGCTTCACAAGACGAAATAAAAGCTAAAGCTGATGCTCTTAAAGAGAGAATGCGTTTAGCCAAAGAGAAGAAAGAATCGGGTCAATAACAAAGGAACCTGGTTATGACAATACTCTGTTCACAATGCCTTACAGATAAGGAAGTAAAGGCTGAGATTGGTAGGATGATGCGCTTAGATTGCGGTCATCTTATGATTAAGCCTAAGACTCCTGAACAAGTTAAAGAGACTGTTGCAAAGATAGAAGAGGAGATAAAGAAGGAGATAGTATTAACCCCACCACCAGTTAAAATCATTGACCCTAACAGTTTTCACAATTCAAAGACAAAGGATACTCCTTATCCATATCAGGAAAAGGGTATTCAATTTGCAATAAACGCCGGCTTTAAGTGTCTTATTGCAGATGAACAGGGATTAGGAAAAACGGTTCAAGCATTAGGAGTTTTGCACTATGCTATGAACAATCCTGAAGTATTCGATTTAGTTTTTCCTGTCCTTATCATAGCGCCATCCAAGATTAAAACACAATGGATGGTCCAGCTAATGAATTGGTGCGGTATTGATTTCATTCCTCAGATTATTGAAGATGGTAAATCAAAACCAGTCTTGGGATTCAATGTCTATATTGCATCCTACGATATCTTCCGCCGGTTCTCTAAGACTGAAAAGGTAATACTCAAATCTAAATACGGTCATGAAATTGAAACGACTAAGAAAGAAAATCCTTTCTATGACTTTCCATTCAAGACTGTAATAATGGATGAGGTCCAGGCTATTAAAGGAGATAGTCAAAGGACAGAGGAAGTTAAACGTATTGCTGCGGGTAAGAATATCCTAGCAATGTCTGGAACACCAATTAAGAATAGTGCCGCTGAGTATTACACTATTCTACATTTGCTGGCACCAGATAAGTTTCCATCCCTACGGTATTATCTTGACCAATGGGTTAAGAAAGAATACGTTGGTGGCTACGAAAAGTATACCGGATTGTATAATCCTGAGAGGTTTGCAGAGTATACATCCGATATAATCATTCGTAGAACTAGAGAACAAGTTAAAGATGAGATTGGATTACGTGTTACTAAAGCTAATCGCATCTTCTACCACGTAGACTTCGAATCTGATAAACTTAAGGCTGCTTACAAAGCGGCAGAAGCTGAGTTTATTAGACAGATGGAAGAAGATACAAAGAATAAGAATCCTGTTGAGCTAATTGGTAGACTTGCAGTAATGCGCCACTTAGTAGGACTCAATAAGATTCAACCTACTGTAGACTTAGCAGTAGAGTTTCTGCTAGAAAATCCCACTGGTAAATTAGTAATCTTTGTTCACCACGAAGATGTAATGAATGCAGTCTTTACACTGTTAGGTAAATGGTGTCAAGATGGTGGATATAAGATTCCTTTAGTTTACCATTCCGGTTTGTCTCCACAAGCTAAGTTTGAAATGATTGCTAAGTTTGCAGATGATATGTCAATACCGTTTATCATCGGCTCTACTCTAGCGATGGGAGAAGGAGTAGATAGATTACAGGAAGTAGCTAATGACTGTATTATTGCAGAGCGTCAATGGAATCCAGCTAATGAAGAGCAAGCAGAATCAAGGCTGGTAAGAATAGGACAGAAGAAAGGCTTTGTTAATGCCACCTATCCTATTGCTACCGATACCATTGATGAATACTTTACTGAAATAGTAGAGTCTAAACGTAGGTCAATGAAGGAAACATTAGACGGTGTTGTTAGTGAGTGGGATGAAACAGGGTTACTTACTGCCCTGTATGAAGCAATCACTACAAAGGGTAGAAAGAAAACAAAGAAGGGTTGGTAACAATGCCCAGACTTATGACTCAAGAAGAGGTAGAACGATTCAAAGAACAAGTCAAAAAGAATTGGTCTACTACACCACTGTCTTATCTAAAGAATGCTTTAGAAGCAAACCTTAGACTTAAGCAGCAGGTAGAGATTCGTAACGAAATAATGATGGAGATAATCAATGAGCGCGAATCAAGCCAATTCAATCGCTGAGTCTTTAATCAGAGTATGTAGATTGTATCAGGATATCATTAAAGATTCTGATGCAGTTCTACTCTTAACTAACATGGTGATAGACGATAAGAAACCTGATACACCAGGATTAGTTAAGCAAGCTATAGCTAATGCCAAGAACTTTCAAAAGGCAAAGCTTCAGCAGATTAGTGATATCTTTGCTAAGCTTAAAGAACAAGAGGCTATCAACAAGATAATGGATGAAGCTGGTATTGACAAACCAACTTTACACTGAGGTTCCAATGGTCATTAAGATATCTCGGATTGGACCAGACGATAAGCTAATGGAGATTACTATAGCTACTAACAAGGCCGGCCACTCTATATTATCAGACAGCCCAGCTATACAAGATGATATAGTAGAGGCAGTTCAAACGGTTCTAACTAAACACCTAAGGAGATTGAATGATGCGAAGATTACCAATCCGAATAATTGAAATCCATGTCCATCGTTCTAGAAAGAACCCACGATTAGGACATGCGGTTGCTCTATTGTTTCCTTGTAACCATCACAAGTATTTAGGTATCACTCTATATAAAGGAGAACCAGAACTAAACAGTTATAGAACACAAGATTGTAGGGTCATTAAGTTTGACGCCTATGATGTAATGGATAAAGAACCATGTAAACTCTGTCCACCGGAAGAAATATGGTTGGATGAGTTAAATTCTATCTCTAAGGTGGATGATTTTGTAGATGTATTAGAAGCTATAGATGACTTTTAGCTTTTAGTATATTGTGCTACACTTATGGATGGCAGTCTAAGACCGGCAAAAATCTTGGCTGTCATCCAAAGAAAACACTTGACTCTCGGATTTGAACGTGGTATAATAGACGCAGGGGCGAACGTGCCTCTGGAACGATAGTTTATACGGCGAAAAGTAGAGGATTTTAGGATGGGCCTAAACCTCTTTAGTGCAAAGTGAAAAGGAAAACAAAATGTCTATCGAATTGGTTGAAGTTTCAAAGAATACCCGCGGCGTTAACTCTCGTGAAATCAAGTATCTTGCTATTGGCAAGTGGATTTCAAAGATGGTGGACAAGGAATCCAAGCCAGAGTTTAACGACGATGGAACACCTAAACTGGATGAAAAGGGAAACCAGATTAGGACTCCATTGGGTAAGGATAGTGAGGGTAAGCTAATCACTATCAAAGAGGAAGTCAAGGAGTTTACCAGCGATGGCGTTATTACCGATATCGCTGATGCTCTTGAATTGGTAAACAATGACGAGCAGATTTTGCTCGATTGTTTTGCTGATGGCTTTAACGAAAGAGCTTATGCTCTTGAAGCTGGCAAGGATGAACTTGATGAATTCCTTGCTACAATGGAATTGAATGACGAGCAAAAGGCTGTATTCAAGAGAACGGCTCGTCAGCTTAACCGTGGTACTGGCGTTGAATTGCTTGACGCGGCAGAGCTTATCAAGACCATGATGCAAAAGGCAAAGGCAAAGGCTCAGCCCGTTACTGCCTAAGCTTTACCAGTAACAAACCCAAAACGGAAAGGGTCGGTGGGATAAAACCTGCCGGCCCTTTTCTTTTTCTATTTAATCTTATCCAATTAACTTTATATCTTTACTGTCCATAGTTCGGGACAAGTTAGGGACACAAAAATCCCCCAAAATCGACCCGCTAGGATTCAATATGGGGCGTTTACCCTACTGTCGGCGGTCCATAGGCGTTTAGCTTTAGAAGTCTACCCATATCCAAGCCTATTGCCAACGGCGGGCAGTCTAATAAAGGATTAGGATGTATCTAAACCCGGCTGGCCCCATAAAGCATAGGCTGATAGGAAACCAATAGACCAATTAAAAGATTAACACAAAAGAAAAACTACACTTGACAAAAACTTTAAAGTGTGCTACAATGGAGTGTTAATCGTTCCAAGTCTATATCAGATAAACCTATATGGAAAAAAGAATACTAGCATTAGACTCACAGATTCTTGACGCTATTCAAAAGTGCCCATTCTACACGTTCCTAAACTTCATTAAAAACTACAGACCTAATGAAGTAATAGCTCCAATGGAACGTGGAGATTTGGGACATACAATGCTTGAAGTATATTACAGATTACTTCAGAAAGGATTTGCTTGGAATGATGCAGTAGAGCAGGCTACTATTAAAGGTAGAGAACACTACCAGGATTTAAAGCTTGACCTGCAAACATCTGAGTGGCTTGTCAAAACATTCCATCAATACACAGAGTATTACAAGTATGATGGGATTAAAGTTCTTGGAGTAGAAGAACCTTTCTCTTTTATCATACATGAGGACGATGAGTTAATCGTTGCTTATGAAGGTAAGATAGATTTACATGCAGAGTTTCCAGTATTAGGAGTATCTATATATGACCATAAGTGGAGACAAGCAAGAGCAGATTACATTGGATTGGATAACCAGCTTATTGGTTACTCTATCGCTGTCAATTCTAACCTTGTTTATATTAATGAGGTTGGGTTACAGAAATCTTATGAGCCGGAAAAGAAATTCAGAAGAGTTCCTATTCCCATTGGAGATGGAGTAAAGAAACGCTGGTTAAAGAATACTATCTTCTGGGCTAAGATTCTAGACCATAGTATTCAAACTAATGTGTGGCCGCAGTCTCATTTAAAGACTCCACCTTTAGGCATTAGCCAGTGTGTTAAGTGTACTTACAATCGTATCTGCAATTCAGAAAACGATAACGAAATGGAACGTAAGATTCAAGACCATTTCCATATTGGAGAAAGATGGAGTGCTCACAGAGAAGAAGGATTAGTTAATGGCGAATAAACATTTACACAAATACAGACTAAAGAATCTAACTCGTGACCCAAACAAATCTCCTTATTACGTTTACATATGTGTTCACCAGGATTGTTCACATAACATTCGTATTGAATTAGTAGACGGTAAGTTAGCTGAGTGCAATAGATGTGGCGACCCTTTCATTATGAAGCTTATCAAGCTAAAGCATGGTGATAGGATTATTGTTAGACCACATTGTGAAGATTGCACAAAGACTCCAGCTAGAGTAAAGGAAAAGAAAAAGAAACTAGAAAATTCTATTGACGAGTTGATGGGTTCTATTTTACCGAAAGGTGTTTAATGCCCAAAGATAATCCCTGGTATAAGATACAGATTGTTACACCGGACGGTATTCAATCTGTCGAATGCACTAGCACAAACAAAGGAGACTTAAAAGCTTTCTACTATAAGTATGCACACGAAGCTGGCTCTGTAATGGTATTCAAAGAAGTTCACGATGATGATGTAGCCATAGAGTTAGAGCTATGAGATACTTTTGCTGGACTTGTAAAAAATCTGTAACATCAGAGTTACCAGATGATTCTATTATACGTGCAGTATTAGTATGTCCAGAGTGTATAGAAGCTAAACGTGTTGTCATTAAAGAGGATGATGATATTGCAGATAGAGAAGCTCAACGATTCTTTGGACAATAAAAAATGATACTAGGAATAGTTGGCTCCGAGGAAGCAAAGTTTACACCGGAAACTGAAGAGGCAGCTAGACTATTAATCCGTTTACATTTAAAGATGGGAGTCCATAGAGTAGTATCAGGCGGTTGTCATTTAGGTGGCATTGATATATGGGCAGTAGAAGAAGCCTCAAGATTAGGTATTCTTGTTATGGAATATCTACCCAGAACTAAAAACTGGGAAGGATACAAAGCTCGTAACATGCTAATAGCAGAAAACTCTGACCAGGTAATCTGTATTACAGTGAAAGTATTACCACCTGGTTATAAAGTAAGAGGCTTTGAGAAGTATTGTTACCACTGTAAAACGGACCAGCATGTTAAGAGTGGTGGATGTTGGACCACAAAATATGCTAGGAAGTTAGGTAAAGTAGGAAGGACATTGGTAATAGATAATGACAGTCCTAATTAAGAGATACAACGCAAGGAGAGAAGTAGTAACGATTGATAAGTATATAGACGTAGAAGAGATTAGATTACAGCCGGCTGGCCTTATTGAATTAAAAGGTAAGGCTATTGTTGGTGAAGTTGTATATCTCAGATACTTTGCACATGACCCAATGGATATAATTATTATGGACAAGGAACCCAATGCCGAACCTAAATAGTGAATCATATGAGAAGTTCTTTCGTGGTTTATTTGTAGGTGGAACAGGTAGAGGTAAAACAATAGCTGCAAGTAGCTGGCCTGGTAAGACATTAGTAATAGACGTTGACAACAGACACAAGCCAATCGTTGAATGGTTCCCAGAAAGAGTAAAGAATGGGGATTATGTAGTTGAATATGTTAATCCCAAAAACTTCTGGACCGTTTTCAAACCTCTTATCAATAGCATCGTTACCTATAACCCATACAACAATATCATTCTCGATGGTATTACTTCCCTTTCCACTACAACAGTAGTAATGCAGATGTTAGTTAAAGGTAGCTGGGGAGATTGGACTTCTAATAAAGGTTCAGACGAATCTAAAGGTGCAAAGATTACAAGTGGTGGAGTAATGGTTCCTAGTTGGGATGAATTCAATGGAGAAGCTATGATTATCTCCACCCTATTAGAGACACTAAAATCTCTCAAGTGTAATCTATTCATTACAGCCCACCCGGTTACTAGACTACGCATTGAAGGTAAGAAGTCTACCAAGTATTTTTCCATTACCACTTTCGGCCCCAAGATTGAATCAATCATTCCTACTTACTTTGATGAAGTCTGGTACTTTGACTATAAGATAGACACAGACAATCAAGGTAAAGAGGTTATAAGACGTACCTGCTATACTGGCCCAAGTGAAGATTATTTTGAGGCCAAAACTTCACTAAAGATTCCAAAGGAAATTGATTATACTAACCGCAACTTATATGATTGCGTCAAGGAATACTTGTGAACATAGAGCTAATAGACAAGCTCTGGTCAAGAACCAAACAGATAGATAAGTGTTGGTTATGGCAGGGCGGAATTAACTCTGATAAGTATGGACAAATTAGAGTTAATGATAAGATGCTTAGTGTTCATAGGTTATCTGTTTCCATATATTTAGGAATTGAATATACAGGTAAATGGCAAGCTAATCATACTTGTGAAAATAAAAGGTGTTGGAATCCTTTACATCTATATATGGGGAGTAAGACCGAAAATAGAAATGATGGATTAACAGGTAGCTGTAATAAAGGTCATCTATATTCTGAACATGGTAGAATACATGTTGATAAACATGGTCAAAGAAGGAGAGTTTGTACTTTGTGTAATAAACAAGCCTCTAAAAGGTTCAGAGAAAAGGAGTATCTCTAATGGATGAGAAACAGTTAGAACAAAAGCTGGATACAGATTGGGTTGAAAAGAGACAGGAGTTTTCTTTTATCTGCCCTGTATGTGGAGCAGCAATTCAAACAAGTGATATTGCTTTACACAAAGAGTGGCACTTAAGGATTAAGCAATAAAGATTTGTTTCTCATTCCGAGAAGCAAAGTAAGGGTGAATAACCTCACCAAAACAAAAGAGGTAATGTCATGCACGCTTCCGACGATAGTATTGTATGGGGAATCACAGCAGAAGATATCTCAAAGGCCAGATTAGTCGATGCTCCAAGCTGGTTGCCTACTGAGATTGTAGACTTTGTATTAGAAGATGCAAAGGCTGGCGATTCAAAGAACGTTCATCTTACCTATAAGGTTTTTGCTGGAGAGTATAAGGGATTGGAAAATCCTTTCATCTACTTCAACGAAAAGCTGCCGGTAATGATGGCACCATTGCTTAAAGCATGTGGTTTCCCTGCCAATCCAGATGGTTCCTTTAGCGTTAAGCTTTCAAAGGGAACAATGATTGGTAAGAAGTTCCTGGCTCATTGGATTAGGGGAACCTATCTCAATAGGCCGGTTAACAACATCGACGATTACTCTGCACTTCCTACTGCTGAGTAGTTATTAAATGGATGGTTGGCAATACACTCGGAATCGCCAACCGCTATCTTAAGACTAGACTTGAAGCGTTTAGACTCCATCGAGTATCTTTTATGAAAAAGTTTAATCCTGATAGCTACTGGGATTTTGTAGAAAGGACTGCTAATGAAGTAGCAAAGTGGCCGGCTTGGAAATTAGGTGGACCTAGTGTTAGAACAAACAAAAAACAAAGGAGTAAAAAGATGAATCCAGATTACATTGAAGAAGCCTTTACCTATCATGCTCCAACAGAAGACCAAATTGAAAGTATGAAACAGATTAGAAATATAGCTATGGACTTAGCTCATACTATAGTAAGAGAGTGTCCTGAATCAGCGGACAGAAGTGCTGCGTTAAGGAAGTTAAGAGAAGTAGTAATGACAGCTAATGCCTCTATCGTTCTAGAAGGGGTAATCTAATGAGTGAAGAAGAAACAAAGAAGAAACTACAGCATTGGTTTGATACCCTAGAAGAAGAGGGTGTTAATCTATCAACGTGGGAAATGGAGTTTGTTGCTTCTGTTAAAGAACAGTTTGAAAGGAGAGGAACACTAAGCGATAAACAGATAGATGTATTAGAAAGAATCTACGCTGACAAAACGAGTTAGCTTTAATGGGGCTATGGCGGAACTGGCAGACGCACAAGACTTAAAATCTTGAGTTCTTAGGAACGTAAGGGTTCGATTCCCTTTGGCCCCACTTCTATATGGAAAAGCAAATGAGAGAGCATGTATATGAAAAGCACGAAAACTGTATGATACCTCACTGTATGATATGTGAGGGTGGTTTATGTCACTGTGTAGTTTGTGGTGGATTTGAAGGTTCTTTGTTACCAGAGTGTCCGGGTAAACAATTAACATCAAAGGAGCACGACGAAAACTACAAACATTACTGTAATAAGACAGGCCCGTTTACAGTTTAAACAAAAGGACAAAACAATGAGAAACATCTTCATACGAATGTTAATCGCTGTGTTCTGTGTAGTGATTTTGTTTGCACTACTTGGACCAGTCCTTAACGTCATAGGGTTTCCATTAAGCGGAGATTTACTTGCAATATTCCGTATTGTAGTCGCTGTGATTGCACTATGGTATATCGTTTGGGGAGCGCCTCCGACTATTCCCAGGTAAGTATGAACCCAGTCTCAACAGATAAATTAGAAGAACTAATTACAGGGTTAAGAGAACATAGAAATTGGATTACAGAGTTACATAACCTTAATCTCTTAATCAATAAGTTAGATACTCTAAACAAAGTTACTTCCACTCGTGAACTTGCGGGTTTAATCCGTAGGTCTAAATCATGGGTTGGAGTGAGTATCCTTTTGATTAAAGGTATGAAGGTCTATCCAGAGATTGAAAAGTTTGCCAGCCGTAATATGGCTTACACTTACCTACAAAAAAAGAATAGGATGAGGCGGTTTCTACAATCATGAAGATATCCATTGTTACTTCACGCTTTGACATTACCAAGAAACAGTTAGACGGGTTCAGGGGGTTATTACCAATCTTCACTAAAGATAAGAACTCTTTTATTATTGGTGGAGATGATGCAGACTATGATGTGTATTTAGCTCTACTAGCATCCGGCTTTGAAGTAGAGGTATATCCACATTCAGGTAATAAAGAGATGATAGAGAAGTATAATGGAGCTAAGATACATAATAGTGCCTTGCCTCTACGAGAACGTAACAAGAAGATGATGGATGATTGCGGTATCTTAATTGGCATCCCACAGACATTCAATGAATTTGAAGATTCGCCTGCCTGGAAAACTATTCGATACGCTATCTCAACTGAGAAAGAGATTTATGTTATTTCGCCTAACGGATATTGTTGGGGATTGGAGTGAACCGATGCCTGTTATTCCTGGAGTAATGGAAACATACGACAAACTAAAAACTCTACACCGTTTAAAGAACGATGATTACGCTGGAGATAACGGACCATTCTTTAACTTTGAATTTGCAGAGACAGTAGGAGCTATCTTTAAAGGAGCTAGAGATAAGGTATATGCCATAGTCATTGGTGTTAAACTGGCCCGGCTATCAGTAGTGCTATATAAACAAGCTACTAATGAGTCTGTTGAAGATACCTTTGACGATATGATTAACTATGCAACCATCTGGAAATCAGATTGGCAAAGCAGGAATAAGAAATCTATCCGTTCCATTACAGAGGCAGAGACTATTAGAGAGACAAAATGACTGAGTTTATCAGAAGCTCTATAACACTTCTTGATAGGACAATGAGAAAGGATGAGATTAGAGTACTTAAATCTTTATCTGAAGTTCTTGGATTTAATATAACAAACAATACGGGGGAACCTTTATTTGTTGAACCTATCTATGAAGGTGGTAACTTAATAAGACTTATAATATATAAGGAACCAAAATGACACCAGTATGTTATATATGCAACGAAGAGTTTAAGGACAATGACTTAACTGTTCCTATTAATATAAATGCAGTATTACCTTATGGTAGAATCTCTGTAACTGTTCTTAACCACTATCTTTGTGGATTAGATTACTTCCTAAACATCTTAAAGGAAGTGGATGTTCTAATGGACAAAGATAGGATGGCTATAGAGAGTAAGTTAATGGATGCTTTAAACTCTATGCACAGGGGGAATATTCAGTAATGCCTAATATGGTAAGTGGGCAGGGTAATCCTTATAGTAAACTAATTATATTAGGAGACTTTCCCACACAGTCAGAAGATAAACAAGGTAAACCGTTTTTGGGTCCATCTGGTGAATTACTAGATAGAATCTTCACAGAACTAGGTCATTCTAATTGGCGTGTAGATTACTGGTTAACATATGTATATAGATTCAGACCACCATTCAACGATATCAAACAAATCGGAACTGTATGTGAAGTCGAAGAAGAGAAACAAAGACTCTATACTGAAATCCTATCTATTAAACCTAACTGTATCCTTGCTATTGGGCCTGCTGCTCTTGAAGTTATTGCAGGTGTTAATAAACTTCTTAAATACAGGGGGAGTATCCTTCCTTCTCAAGTAAGTGATTGCAAAGTCATTGGAACTATATCTCCATACCATTTAGTTAGAGCATCAGATGAGTCAGGGGACCATGATGAATCTAAAGGATTGTTTTCCTACGTTTGGAAGTGGGTATTAGGTAATGACATTAAACGAGCAATCATTGAGTCAAAGACAGAGGGCTGCGATTTACCTAAGAGGGATTTACTTATTGCGAGAAATTCAGTTGATGTATCAAGGTTTATTGACAGGCAATACAAAAACTACGACAGAGTCTTTGCCGACATTGAAACTATTGAATCAACAGTTCCAGGATGTATTAGTCTCGCTTTCAACAAATACGAAGCTATCTCAATCCCACTCTTTGCCAAAGTCGGACGATACGAAATAAGTTCTATACCTACTACTGACCTAGCTTTCATATGGCAGAAGTTAGATTGGCTATTTAGATATATGTTAGTAGGTGGGCAGAACTTTAAATTTGACCAACAGAAAATGGAGATGGTTGGTTTTAAATTCAAAGGTCTAAAGACTGATACATCTCTCAAGGCTCATACTATTAACCCGGAGATACCTTATGTGGGTCTTGCATTTATATCGTCTATCTGGACTAGAGAGCCTTACTATAAGGACGAAGGAAAAGAGTTTATCTTCGGGAAACACGATATCGACAGGTGGTTTCTTTATAATGCTAAGGATTCCGCCGTGGATTGCGAAGTTGATGAAGCTCAAGAAAAGGAACTGGAAGTCCTTTCAGATATTTACAAGACGGATTTAAAAGC